TATCAAAAGCAAATCAACTCGTTTTGATGACGGCTCAATAGAGTTTGTGACTTTTATTATAAAAGATAAAGCTGATGAATATTCAGCAGATGCAGACGGACACGCTACTTATACAAAATCTGAGTTATCTCAGCCAAAATCTTATGAGAAATTAGAGACTATTTCGATGGGTAGAGCATTAGCAAAACTCGGCTACTTAAATAATGGCGAAGTTGCAACCACCGAAGAAATGGACGAGTTCAACGAATACAAAGAACAGAAACTAGACGAAGCAATCGCCCTATTAAACGACTGCGACAATTTAGATCAACTCAAAACTGTGTTTATGGGATTAGGTAACTTAATGGCCAACCCAAAAGTTGTAACAACCAAAGATATTAAAAAGATAGAGTTACAGAAAGCGAGCAAATGATGACTAAAATTACAAAGTTTGAAAATGAGACAGACTGGTTAGAGTATCGTAAGGCTAAAATCACCGGCACTAAATTAAAAGACATTGTTACTAAACGTGGCAACGGTACTAAGATTGGTGTCTACCAACTAATTGCAGACCGTCTGGCTGTTGATGATAACGAAGACCCGATGGAACGTGGCCATCGACTAGAAACCGAAGCAGTAGAAAAGCTATCAGAGAACACAGGACTAGAGTTTATAACTGACCTAGTAATTATTAGCCGGGAAGATAACCCCAATATCGCCTGGTCGCCTGATGCCTACACTAAAGACTTAAAAATTGGTGCAGAGATTAAGTGCCTACGTTCAGCTATTCATATTCAGTCAATCATTGAGAATAAAATACCTGACGAGTACAAAGAGCAAACTATCCAGCCTTTTATCGCCTGCGACGAGTTAGACGTGCTTTATTTCGTAATGTATGACCCAAGAATAATCAGTCACCCGATTCATATATTCCCAATAAACCGAACCGACATTGAAAAAGACATAAAGTTTTACCGAGAATATGAAGACAAAACCCAACTATTTATAGACGCTTGGGTAGAAGAGTTGGCGTGGTAATATGGACGACGACAAAATTATTACAATACCTTGCACGTTAGACGGATACAACCGCAAAAAGGATCGTAGTGTGAGTCTAAAGTTCACAAGTCTACTAGAAATTAGTAATGAAGATTTTAGTGTAATAGACACATTCCATCAGCAATCTGGAAATCTATTATTTAGACGTAATGCCTTTACTAACGAAGATATACCGCAAGAAGATGTCGAGACCGATATTGCAAAATCGCAAGCTACACAAATCAGGGACGCATTGTGGGTACTTTATAAGGCAAAAGGTGGCAATGGTGCAGATAAAGACGCTTGGAACGTATTTTATAGGAAACAACAGCAAGTTTATAAAGCTAGGATTTTGGAAGAAGTCCGTAAATTAGAGGAGACAAAATAATGGATATTGACGCAGCACTCCTAGATAAATGGATTCATACCTTAAGGCGTGTGGGCCGTAAAAATATGACTGCCGAAGATTTGTGGCGAAGCTGGATCAATGAAGACTAGCGACATAAAGAAACTAGACAAGCTATGGAGTGCTGCTATTCACGCACGAGATGTAAAGTGCCAAGTATGTGGTGCATTATCAACCCCAAATGCTCATCATGTGATAGGCCGTAGGAATCATAGTCTACGCTGGGATTTAGATAACGGAATAGTTTTATGCTCCGGTTGCCATACGTTCAAAAATCAGTCTGCTCACCAAGACCCATTATGGTTTAGTGACTGGTTTATTAAACACTACCCAGATCGATACGACAGTATATCTGTTAAACGCAATCTAGTGATAAAAAGACCTTACCAAGAGTGGGTTGATTACATAAAAGGTGCTTGACATAAACGTAAGCGTCTGCTATACTGAACTCATGAATCAATAACGAAGGGGTTCATCAAGCAAAGAGTTACGATAAGAACAGTCCAGGGCAATGACTAACTAGCGAATAAGCCCACAACTCACAGCTTGAAAAGTAAAACAAACAAAACTAACGGCGTAAAGCCAAAAGGAACAATATGAGTAAAGAAAAAGCACCAAAAGAAGTATTTGAATATAAAAGTACAGTTAAAATGTTTACCAAGAAAGAGGTATTTTGGAAAGTTTTGCCCTGGGCAATTATATTCACAGTAGCGATCATGACAACTGGTCTAGCATTTGGCTGGACAATAAGAAGCGATTTTGACGCAACCATTAAAAAGGAAGTTGTCAATCAAGTATCGTCTTTTACCAAAGAGCTAGAAGCCAAGCAATAGCTCAGACAATAGAAGTAGCACCTTTACAGCCAGAAGCCCCACAGCAAGCCCCAGAAACAGCCACAGTGGCATTTGAAGCCGTCAGCGAGGCGGAAGCAAAGGCATTTATATACTACAAAGAAAGTAGCAACAATCAATATGCTATAAATCCTAGTAGTGGAGCTTGTGGGCTAGGGCAAGCGTTACCATGTAGCAAGATGCCATGCGAGTTAAGCGATTATAATTGCCAGGATATATTCTTTACAAATTATATGCTTGCCAGATATGGCTCATGGACAAATGCAAAAGCATTTTGGTTACAACACTCATGGTGGTGAACATTAACAATTCGTATCTATACTCGGTGCTAGTAGTTCAAGGTAGCCACCATACTCGTTAGGGGATGTCTAACGTCTTGCTACTAGCACCAAATATGGATACGAATAACTAAAGGAGGATAAAGTGAAAGAAACCGAGAGAAAGTTTGAGAGGATATACATGATTGTGGACACGATAGCGTGGTCATTTCGCTCCCTTGGATTGATTATCGTACTGGTAAATAATTTTTGGGTGGGTATTGGTATTCTACTATTAGTTATCGGGCTGGAGATTAAGAACGGCAATAACAAAAGGAGAGGATAAATTATGCTAGACACATACGATACAGCAGAGCGCATCCAAAAGGCAGAGTCAGTCGCTGATGGCGAGGCTATCTTAATAGAGGCACTAAACCAATTTGCTAACACTAGCAAAAAGGTTTCAGACAGGTGGGCAGTCAATATGCTCATAGATGACTTATGGCCAGGTGGTATCAAATGAAAGCAAGAGATAATCAGATATTGGAAACAATGCCGACAGATGTTGGGATACTCAGAGAACTAATAACCACATACGCTAAAAACGTCAAGAAAAATGGCAAGCATATACCAGTAGAGTGCTGGGGTGAGATAAAGAAAGGCGATTTATACCATTTACCTAGCGAAACGTATGGTCCTTACAGCCCAATGCCTGAACCGATAGATGTCCGCAATTCAGGTGGTCGCACTTATCTAGTAACTCAAAACATTAAGGATGAGTCTCTATGACCTCTAAAGCAACAAGCAGAGAGCGTAGACCATTAAATAAGCAAGTCATTGTATTTTATTACAATGGGGTTAACAAAGGTTTATTCGGCAAAGGTGAATATGTATCAACGATTGATATTAGAGGTGAGTGCGAAAGAGAAAATTGCCCTAATGATGAAGAACATCTGACATTTGACGGACAGATATTTTTCAAACACCCTAACCTATTACAAAAGAAAGGACAGAAATGAAGACACAAGTAAAATATATACCGAAGCATTTAGAGATAGATAAAGTCAGAAATATGTTTGTGGTAGATGGCATTGATTATCCTCCGACAAGACACAATTCTGACGTTATAAAAGCATATTTGGAAAGAGGCGAAGAACATGTCTTGAAAAGTTTATCAACTGTAATATTAAGTTTTGATTGAGGAGCAGTTATGAATACAGACGATAAGAAAGGTGGTGTGAGATGAGTTATTGTAGATGGTCTACTAGTGACTGGTATATTTATTGGGATTGCAACGGCGATGACAAACTCGGCAGAGATGGTCAGTTACTAGCAATTTGGAATAGAAAAGACGATAACTGCACCAACTCGATGTTTTACTATCCTCGTGTTAAGAATGACCGAGAGGGTATATGGAACGAGATTAAACAACGGATACAACCACGTCGTATGCTTCGCAGGGATATATTTGATAGGAGCTTGGACGATTGGATTGAGGAAGTAGAGGAAAAGTTATGACAGACCAAACCAGTAGCCCTACACTAGATAAACCAAAAAACTTTAACTATCTAAGGTTCAAGAAAACTACTAAGCAGGTTTTTAGACCCACGCCGATGAAAAATAATTTTACAGTATATGAACGGTGTGAAAACGGAACGACCTATTCAACAGAAAACGAAGAACGTGCTAGAGGTTGGAATGATGCGATTACTAAAATTAATAAGGAATTACTATGACCCCTACACTAGATGAGAGAATAAGAGAAATATTTATTGAACTTTATCAAGACAGGCACGATAGAATATTAAAGTTCGGGTTAGAGAATGAGATAGAAAATGCAACGCAAGCCATTAAATCTCTTATCTTAGAAGAACGGATTAACGGGGCTAAAGCCTACAATCGTATTATTACTGATTATATAGGCAAAGAAGAATATATAGCGATTGGGTTAGACGGCATTGTCGGTATTTATAGGCAATCAGTTGTAGGTGAGGCGATAAGGAAAGCAAACGCAACACTAATCGAGGTAAATCCTCAAGCAAAGGAGAAATAGGAAATGACTACCAAGAATATAGATGATGAACTATTTATGGCGATTGCCAATATGCTCCACTACGGGCAGGTTAGAACTAGGGGCGAAAAAAACGAAGACGCACAGTTCGAATCATTTCAGCCAGCCAGTAAACAACTAGTAGAACGTATTAAATCTCTACTCCGAGAAGTAGAATCAGAGGCTAATACAAAAGGTCAAATTGAGGCATTTACACACGCCATAGATATTGTAACGGCTAATGCTGATGATGAAGATATGGAAAATAGACTCAACGACTTATTTTATGACGAGATTAAAACTCGATAACCTATTGGGGAGTAAGGAAATATGAGTAAAAAAAGAACGATAGTCGATTCTATACAAATTCACGAACACACAAGTTTTAATTTTGCTTTTATTGAAAGCGTTAACCTTGTAGCGATGGCACTAATACAAACTGGTTTTTATGCTAAAGTTACCCATAACGACAACGGAACTTTTAAATTAACTATTTACACAGACAGAGAGGTTATAAATGAGTAAAACAGTAGACGAGATACTTTGTTATAACGTAGGCGAAGAACCTGAACTTCAAGAAGCCAAAGACCAACTCTATGAACTAATGCTGAGTGGGGCAATTAATATGCGAGATGAGGCTGGATTTGAAGTTGATGCTGTGACCACAAGTTTTATTAACGAGGTATTTGGGAAATGAGTTTATTTTGGACAATCGTAATGGCATTCATATTTGTATTCGTAGTAATCCCTATTATTGGGTGGATGATAGTTATAATATGTGCGTTTGTAATTGGCTTTTTCGAGGACAAGAAATGAGCTGGCTTAAGAGGTTATTTTGTAAACATGATTGGCACTTAGTCACCCATACTGACTTCTACTGGTCAGAATACTCCTGTGAGAAATGTGGCAGACGTAAAGAGTTTATAACGAGGTGGGAATGATGGACGATCAGCCGGACACGATATTTGTAGATATACTAAATGAAAAGCATGAAATCATTGACAAACAATAAACGTAAGCGTACAATAGAGACATAACAAACCAACGAAGGGGATTTATATGAAACTAGACACCAAAGAACAACATTTAAGAGACCAACTAGGGCTGATGATTGACTACACGCCAGAGGAACTTAAAATACTCAGGACTAAACATATATCAGTCATCGACCAGTCAATCGAATACATAGCCGAGTTCTTAACAGCTAGAGATACACCACATCACGCCACTTTAGCTAACTGGATTGAGGCTTAATACGAGAGGGTATAGAAGTTACGGTGAATTAACCTTAAACGAGGTTGCCAATAAGTGTGAAGAAATTATGGGCGAGTGGAGCGGCGACGATTCAGGAAAACTCGAGGATCGTGCAAGCACCGCAAACGAATTATTGATAGCCTTAAACAAAGTGCTAGACCTATATAAAGAACTAGAGGAGGATTTATGATCCAATCAACCTCACAAGAAGCCTACGATAAGATAGTCGGTACATTAGGCCAAAGACAATATCAAGTATTCAACGCATTAAAAACTATAGAACCGGCTTGTAATCGGGTTATAGCGTTGCATCTTGACTTACCGATTAACGAGGTTACTCCTAGAATAAACGAGTTACGCTATAAAGGAGTTGTCGAACAAGCCTATAAAGCTAATGACATCACCGGACGTAAGGTAATCTATTGGCAGATTAGCCACCCAGAAATTAAGTGGATACAAGAGGAACTGATTTGATGCCCACCAAAAGACAATTTATATTACATGGATTATATATCACCGAAAGGCAGGGAGAATGGATAAAAAATTGTGAGTTATGGGATAAAAAGCTAGACCGATGTGATGATGAAAAACTAATATACATCAGGGAACGAATCAATTATTTATTAGAAGTAAGAAGCCAGAAATATCTGGCAGAAATGGAACTAGATGAAAACAACAATCTTCGCATTTAAGGCAACAATGTTACTAATCGCAGCAACACTAATTATTGCATCAGGCGTTGGTCTAGCCCTGATTATGTTGGGGGCTTAGTATGAACACAGTTAAGGGCGGACAAACACTACGGAATAAGATGATCGCTAAGTACGGCAGCTACGAAGCATACCTAGACTACATGCACTCTCTTTCCAGTAAGGGGGGCAAGGTATCTGGTATCGTAAAAGGCTTTGCCGTACGACCTGATTTAGCTTCTAAACTGGGTAAAATCGGGGGGACGATAAGCCGCCGTCCTAAAAAAGTGGTAAAATAGATACAGTCTGTCAGGACACCAAGTTGCCTAAATTAAGTTATCCATAGCGATTCACCTCGCTGGCAACTGAACTAAGATTAACAATTAGATGTAATAGTGCTGGCGATTTAGGAGACGGAGGTTCTGTGAGCATTCCTCTAAGTTGTTAGCACCATACATCTAATCGCACCTTACAACACTTATGACCCTTTGAGAGACGTCGAGTGCGGGGGAAACCCCGCCAGGGTTGTCATATTAATTAACCAAAGGACTACTATTAGTAAACTAAGCACGTTCAAACTAGACTTTGAAGCCGATAAGACTTACCGAGACATCAAAAAACAAATTAAATTAAGGACAATAGTTGACAAATAAACACATCTGTGCTATACTGTATATATAACGATGAGAATGAATTATGCGTATCACCGTTATATCAGGTAAATGGTCAACTATAAATGATTGCGTAGCCTGATAATTATAGAAAATTGAAACAGCTCCTATCAAAGGGGGCTGTTTATTTGTTACCATAAATGTTATACTATAGGCATTATGGGCGATACTAACGAAGAAGGCTGGGAAGATGGAACACCAGCAATAGCGTTGGGATAGCATTATGCCAGTACCAGAGCAATTGACACCGTTTACACCCGAGAACGCAGCTGAAATGGGGGCTAAAGGTGGACACGCCAAAGCAGGGAGCAAACACCTTAAGACTCTAATACAAGAGATAGGTAATAACATCGATTGGAATAAGACTACTCTTAAAGACAAAGATAAAATGCGTCAGACTTACGGCAATAATGGCTGGACTGCTTTAACTTATGTGGCGTTTACTAAAGCTCTGGCCGGTGATCCAAAGGCTATGGAATGGCTGAGCAAGAACGGATTTGGCACGAACATAGACATTACCACTGACGGCGAGAAGATAACTACAGGTACAGCAGACCCAGCAAAGGCAGCAGCATACGCAGAATACCTGCGTAATAAATCATAGATGATATAGTAAAACAAAAGGAGTGCCGAAATATACGGCTCAGTACAAATAGATGTCTAAACCTAAGCTCATAGATGATATAAACCTAGCAGACGATATGGCATCAACCCCACTTGCTTGGATAGACCTCAATAACTTTGTAAATGAAAATCAGGAACTCATAGAGTTTCATAACCATAGATTTATGATTGATATTTATGCAGACGAATCAGACGACATAGTATGCGAAAAATCGGCACAGGTGGGTTTCTCTGTGTTTGCTATCCTTAAGACGATGTGGACTTTGATATATAAGAAATTAAATGTAATCTACGCCCTGCCTACCAAGAACGTCGTTAATGATTTCGTAAAGCCTAAAGTCAACCCGTTGATAGCTAGCAACCCTGCCATCGCAGCGATAGTTAGCGATGACTCAGTGTCACTTAAAAAAGTGGGTGATAGATTCGTTTACTTTAAAGGTGGCTTCTCTGACCGAGAGGCTATTTCAATATCCGGAGATTTATTGGTGATTGATGAGTACGATCGTATGCCCGACATGGGCGTTGTTAATACTTTCGATTCACGCCTACAGGCATCTAAACACCCCATGCGCTGGCGCTTTAGTAACCCTAGCAAGATAGGATTCGGGGTTGATGCATTGTACCAAGATTCTGACCAGCGTCATTGGTTCATAGCCTGCCATCATTGCGGCCATAGAATGTATATCGACTTTGAACCAAGTAGCGAGCTGAATCATTATGTGGACAAGGACAAGTTCATCTATGCCTGTGGCAAGTGTGGCCTAGAACTGTCAGATGATGATAGACGCATGGGCGAGTGGATTCGCAAGTATCAGAGCAGAGATAGGCATGGCTACTGGATTAACCAGATGATGTGTCCGTGGGTAACAGCCAAGCGAATCATCGAGCAATACGAGGAATCTAATATTGAGTTCTTTTATAACTTCGTACTTGGTAAAGCCTACACCCCAACCGACATGATTGTGAACCGTGAGACCATTTTAAGGGCTTGTGCGCCGTCTAACATCTCAAGGCTGCCGGTATCAATAGGTGTAGACCAAGACGCTGGTGGACAGTACTTTGTGGCTATGACACCACAAGGTGTATTTGATTACGGCTATGTAGATAGCTGGGATAAAATCGAACACTTGAAACTTATGTACAATGCAGTCGTAGTTTGTGACCCAAATCCCTACCCGACCTATCCAAAGCTAATGTCGCAAAAGTATAGAGACTGGTATATGTGTTATTTCAAAACTATGCAGGGCGTGGACACCATATCATGGAATGGCTCAGTTGTTTACGCTGACCGCACAAGAGTTATAGACATAGTAGCTAACGAAATCACAGACGCTAAGTTGTTATTCAGACAACGCCCATATGAGTTAGAGGGTATGATTGAACACTGGAACAATCTCTATAGGACAACAGTTGAGAAACCCGACGGCAAGACCACCACTACTTGGCTCAAAAAGGACGGCAAACAAAGCGACTACCCATTTGCGCTAACCTATGCTCGTATTGGGCTAGCTAAGGTCTTAAACAGTGGCTCGGAGTTGGTTGAGCCATATCGTGAGTCTGATACAAAGGTAAGCCCACATGAAGCTAATGGTGATGTTGTAAACACTGACTTTCGTGATATAATGCAAGAAACATGGAGTGGCATGGATGACTGAAATAAGAATTGTGAAACTATTTAACGAAGAGCAAGACAGACGCTACAGAACGCTGGTATTACTACAGCGCACCGACCGACCTAAGTACTGGACATTCCACTGTATGAACTGCCAACAGCCAATTGCTGAACTAAACGGCACTGATGTTTACGCCATGACTGATTTCTATGACCCACACAATGCTTCTAATGCCTCAGTTGGTATGCGTTGCCCAAGCCCTATGTGCAAAAGATGGTACTTTTTTCAATTAAAGTAGTGTATACTTAACTTAGAGGAAAGCCCAGACGGGCTTATTTTTATGTAATATAACAGAGGTAGAAACAAATGTCACAAACCAATTCACCATTCATGCAACAGAAAGACGCTTACTCGCAATCATTCACTAACCTATATCTGGATGATATACCATTTGACGAACTGACGCTCGACTTGTCTGACGACTTACTGGACAAGATGCTCATAAACTCCCTAGAAAGTGACTCCGATTACTGGAATAGGAAACCGTGGCGATTGAAAGAAACTGATGTTAAAAATGTTGAGTTCTTGCTCGGCGACCAGCTAAACGACAAAGAGTTTTTAAAGTCGGACAACAAGTATGTAGATAACCGCTTACTCGCCTCGGCACGTGCCATCTTAACCTATGTTACTGGACGATTGGCTCAACCGGCTATCACGCCGAGTAAGAGTGACCAAATCTACTTAAAGGCTGCAAGGGATATTGGACGATCGCTTTATCAACACGCCTTAGATGAAAAGGTAGACGTTAAGGTTCGTGCCGCCGCCCTCAACCTAATTGCCCGTAAGCGTGGTTACCTAAAGCTTAGGTGGGACGCTAATGCAGGAATCTACGGTGACATTGTAACTGAAGTCTGTAACCCTGAAGATATTATCATTGACCAGACGGCTGGATTCTTAGCCAACCCGCGCAAAATATACCACCGAGTCGGCTGTACCATCGACGAGCTGACAGCTAAGTTCCCTGATAAAAAAGACGAGATATACGCTGCCTATGGAATCAACCGAGGTGTCTATACTCAACTGTCAAGGTTTGTATATTACTATGAGTGCTGGTTTACTTATTCTACACCTGACGGCCCGAAAGAGGGTGTCTGTTGGTTCATACCTGACAAACATATAATCCTAGACAAGAAGCCTAATCCAAACTGGTTGTACTTCAAATCTCGCAAGAAAGAGAAACAAGCCAACGTCCTATCGTTTGCGCCTAAGCCTTTTGTACACTTTAATTATTTGAACTTTGGCAAATCATATATTGATGAGACCTGCCTTATTGAGCAAGCTATCCCACAACAGGAAATGCTTAACAGGCGTGGCCAACAAATCTGGAACAACGCTGACTATGTTAATGGTCGCTGGGTAGCGGATAAGAACGCCTTTAGCCAAGAAGATGCCCAAAAGCTTGTGAATAAGGGCGCTAAGACCGTCGCAATGGTGGATATGAAAGAAGTGGCCAACCCACTACAAAACGTGGCATCTTCAGCCTTGCCTACTTATGTTGAAAATACACTGTATGATGCTCGCAACGAAGTCGACCAGATGATGGGAACGCCATCACAGTTTAGGGGTGCGTCGCCAAAGACTTCAGATACTCTTGGACGTGACTTAATGGTCAAAGAGCAAGCCTCAGCTTTGCAAGATGACCTGGTTAAAGCAGTGGCTGATGGTATGGAAGACTACTACCGAATACTCCTACAGATGATGCGGGTTTACTACGTTGATGACTATTGGTTTCAGTGCAAAGGTGGTGACGGCAAATATGAGTTCATCATGCTTAACGGTGATTTAATCGATTCTAACGTCCGAGTCGGTGTCGAAGTTGATTCAACCTTACCTCTGGATAAGTCAATGATTCGCAATACCGCTATGGCACTATGGAACGCTGGCCAAGCAATTGATTACCGTACATTTATGGAGGACTTAGGCTTGCCAGACCCAGAACTGAGGACGGAGCGCTACTTAAAGAGCAAGACTGACCCTATAAATTACCTCAATTCGCTTGAGCTATCGCAGATTGATACTGATGCCGAAGCAGATATACAATTGCTGATTGCTAAAAAAGAGCCAGAAGAACGTGATGATTACAAACAGGCTTACTTTGACCACTTCAACAGAGTAGTCGGCTCAAATCGCTTTGCTAAACTACCTGCCGATGCCCAAGAGCGAATTACTACATTCTTGATGGCTGTACAGCATACTGCAATGGCAAGCCTTAAACTACAAGAATCCATGGCCATACAGCCTACTGTCAATCCACAGATGCCACAAGCTCAAGGTCAAGAGCCGCAAGGCGCACAGATACCTAATGTTGTAAACTCTGCACCACAGTTACCGCCTCAACCAACAATTCCGACTGAACCACAAGCGCCAAGTGTGATATAATACGACCATAAATGAAAGGTATGTTATGAACGAATCAAAAGCACCTACAGAAGAAGAGGTCAAATTAGCTAATGAGGCTGAAATGGCTAAATGGCAACCAGACTTTACCCCAGAGGAACTAGGGGTCAAGGCAGAGCCTAAAGTTGAGGAAAAAGAGGAAGAAAAAGAAGAGGAAGAAGAGCCTGTCGTTGAGGATATTGAATATACCGAGCCAGAGCCTATCCTGACTGTTAGCGACCCGGGCGAGTTTAAGCCGGGCGATTACTCTTTTAGCGTAACGGTTGACGGAAAGACTACAAAGATAACTAGCCCGGAGCAAGCCGAAGAGTTTGCCGACACTAATGCCGAAGCTTTTAGCGCTAAAGACTTAATCGACTTTATGCGTAAAGCTAACAAGATGGAATCTGGTCTTGAAAACGACAAAGCCAAGTGGGAATCAGATGTTGAAAGGTATAACAGCCAATCTAGCGCTGAAAAAGAACGCCAAGAGAATATATCGGCACTTGCCTCTGAGATTGAGTACATGATTAGCAAGGGCTTACTGCCTACAATTGCCGAAGAGCATAAAAACGCCAATTGGTCAGACCCACTTGTGGCCAAACAGCCTGGCGTACGTGAGCAAATCGAACTCGTAAACTATATGAAAAAAGAAAACGATGCCAGGGTTAAAGCTGGTGTTAAGCCACTAAGTTCGATGATTGATGCCTTCAACGCCATGAAGATTGAGAAAGGTAGCAAGGAAGCAACAGATGTTCACGAACGATCGGCTAGGTCTAGGCAAGCTGTTGGCGCTAAGGTATCTAGCGTTACTCCTACCGATGGGGCTAAGTATCCTAAAGGTATAGCAGTGGGCGACCCAAACATATTTAAGCGTAATGCTAATATCTGGGAATAGTTGCATTGCTTATATAGTGTGATATTATAGAAATAGAGGACAGCCCATATAGGGCTGTTTTTTATATAACAAAGTAAAGGAGAAAGCATGACAGCTACAGCTCAAAATGACAGGGTGAATAATATAACCCTGCAAGACTACAATGCTAGTGTCGTTGATACCGTCAACAAGTCTAGCGAAATCATGAAGCGTGTCGTCAGTCGCCCAGAGCGATGGAATGGACGCAGCTTTAGCACACCAATATTTACAGCTAACTCTCAATTGGGAACAAGCTTCAAAGGTACAGAAGCCTTTGACACTTCAATTGACTACAACACGAAACAACTTACGTGGTTTCCTACCGGTTACGCACAACCAGTTGGTATTAGTATTGTAGAGCGTTCGATCAATGCAACACCAAGTGGTGTAATTGATCTATACAAATCTAGTTACCAATACGCACAGAACTCGATGATTACGGCTCTTGGCTCTATCTTCTACGGATACGGCAATGGCAATGACTTCGACGGACTCGGTGTAATTGTTGATGATGGTACAAGTACTTCAAGCTACGGTGGCTTGACACGTGCAACCAACACTTCAATAAACGGTTATGTAAGTGCTGCCTCAGCTGGTAAGTTGACACTTGCCCTCTTGGCTGCTGCTGACGATGGTGCAACAATCTCAGGTAATGAGAGCGAAACTCCAAACGTCATCTTGTCAAACCGAACAACCTTTAGTTTATATGAAAGCTTGTTGACACCAACCCTAAGTGCTAGATACAATGCCGATGGTGGTTCATTCATCAACGGTGGTACTGCTGTAAAGCAGAGCGTATCTGACGGCTTTACCCTACGTGGTGGCGCAAACAACCTAACCTTCCGTGGCAAACCACTTGTTCGTGACGAAAAGTGTCCATCAGGCACAATCTTCGGCTTGAATGAAAACTGGATGTACTTCCGCAGCCTAGTCCTACAAGGCTTGAACCTTGTCGCTACTAAAGAAGATGTTACAGCTGGTGCTTACGAAAGCTATAAGGTATCGGCCTTCCAATTCCGAGAACCAATCATGCCAGTAAATCAGTTATCTGAAGTTGGTATCTTTGTAATGTACGGCCAGTTATATAGTATTAACCCAAATCGTGACTTCAAAGTCACAGGAATCACAGGAGTTTAATCATGGCCTTAGCTTCTTTAATGCAAATCACAGACCAAGATGTTTACCAACAGTCATCTGTACAAGGTGGTGAGGTAATCGGTCAAATCGCTAGTACGCCTAGCGGACGAGTATTCGCATATGCAAAAGCTGGTGGTGCATTAGCCGCTGGTCAGATTACTGAACCAGTTGCTGTTACTGCTAACTATGCAACCCGAACATTGTCAGTTGCTGCCGCTATCGGTGCAAATCAAATAACTGTAACATTAGGTGCTGTCGCTTCCGCCGATGCCTTTGCCGGCTCGTGGTTCGTAGTTACCGATGGTACAGGTGCAGGACAGGGCGCATATTACATCACAGGTAATACTGCTGCTACTGCTGGCACAAGCAATGCTACAATCATCTCTATCAAGGGTGGATTGAGTGTTGCCCTAGACAACACAAGTGTTGTCGGTGTATTCCCAAGTCAAGAAATGACAGTCATTCAACACACTGCTGCCGTAGCAATCCCTTGCTCAGGCGCTCCAGTTATTGCAGTAACTTCAGGTTACTACTTCTGGAATCAAATCGGTGGTATGGCTTCAATCCTAAGCGATGGTGCAATCACAAAGAACATTGAGGGTATCCCATCAGATAACACAGCTGGCTCGGTAGAAATACGAGTCGACGCAACTGTTGTCCGTGCTGTAGGTTATGCTCCAGAGCTAACCGTATCGACGAAGTATAGCCCATTTGTTCTAACATTAGCCTAATCGCCCTTTACTGGACGTGGGGTGAAAGCCCCACGATCCAAGAGGGAATAATACAAAGGATAAATCATGTCAATTAAATTAGAAAACTATCTACCAGTCGTACAGTATAACGGTCTAAACACCGATAAGGCTGTCGTTCTCGGTAGCACATTAGATGTCACTGGAGCTATCACGGCTACTGGTGGTGTCGCTGGTGCAGTTGCCGCAACTACCTTGACTTCAAGTAGCACAACTTTTATAAAAGTGCCTAAATACAAGGGCGCAGTAGAAACTCTTGACGCACAAGCAGCCACATTAACTGTTGCTGGTATCGCAGGTGGAACAGTAGCTCAGAACTCAAAGACTGGTGCTTCAACCCTAACTACGCCAACTGGCGCACAACTTGGTACAGCATTTGGCAACGTAGATGGCACAACTATGGACGTTGTTTACTTAAACTACGGTAACCAAACTTCAACGATCACAGCTGGCGATGGTGCAGTATCCGTAAAAGGTACAGCAGCAATTACCACGACCAAAACCGCTTTAATGCGATTTGTAAATGTCGGTGTTAATACTTGGAACTGTTACGTAATAGCAGCCGCTTAAGGAGTAAAATATGGTACAAGTGCTTGATTCATATTGGCGAGATGCCAATCGTGTACCGATTACAACTGATGGACTTACTGCCATCAAGTCTTTGACTTTGTCTGGCAACAACACAACCGTAGCTGCTCCTATATTCAGTATCACCGGCTCAGTTGAGATTAGAGCTATCTGGGGCGTTATCACGACAACTCTAGGTGCTAATCACACTGCTGCCCACTGGCGATTAAACGACCAGACTGCCCAAGTTGTTATAACGGCGGCTGCTGGTACGGCTCTATCGGCTAAAAAGGCTGGCTCGGTTATTGTTAAAAAAGGTCTAGCTGGTGCTGCACTTAGTCTACTTGATAATGCAGCAGGCGTTATATCTGAGCCAACAACGCTTGAGACAACCTATTACTCACCATTCGTGGCCGTAAAAAAGACCGCCGCTGTTACTAATATTGAGTACGTTTACACGACTACCGATGCCCCAACAAGTGGAGCGATAAAGTTCTACTGCCGCTATCTACCATTGACCGATGATGCTTCAGTAACTGCTATTTAATACATTAGCAGTGTGTGATATAATCACGACATATGGCGATAGAGCAATTAGAAGAACTACGCAAAGCAGTTGAAAGCAAGTTTGATGCCACTAAGGAACAGATAGCTCGACTTAGTGAAGAGCTGTTGAAACTACAGGGTGAGTATCAAGCTTATACAAAATTAATCGACCAACAAACAGCCGACGATGTGCCGGCTGTTTCTGTTGTCGGAGAAAAGGGTAAAAAGTAATGGCAATCGTAGGACCAGGTTCAGTAGTACAGAGTGAAATATTACCTAGTGCGATGCTTGATGGAGCATCAGAATATGAGTATGTTACTATACTTAACCCATTAACTGATGACTTTGCTATCCAAGTAGCACAGACAAAGCCGGTTGACTTACCATTTAAGATTAACAAAGACCCACGTACAGCTGGAGTAACTAGTAGCGAGAATGATGCTCGCCAAGTCTACGGTTTACAACTTAAAAACCCTGACTTTTCATCACGCAAGCACATTTTAAATACTACGGTCGTAAAGGCTGGCAAGACAGTCAACTTACGAGGCGATGACGCTCAAGTGGCTGTTAGACAGATTGTCAACGAACTAATCCAAAGGGCTGGTCGTACCCAGTTCTTAGCTGATGCTAACGTGCGCCGAGAGTACGAGCAAATGGTCATTATCCGCAGAGGTTCAGTTGATGACCTTATGAGCAATACTATGCAGTCGACTACATCAATAATTAACGACACAATTAATAAATCGAACGAGGTTAAAGATGAAGAAGCTTTTGCTGAACTCAGAAGTGTTGACGGAACAAAAGAAGCAGGAAGTGTCCCAACTGGAAACAGCGATACAGTCGCTGAAAACACAACTAGCAAGTCTAAGAAATAGTATTGATCAAGAGTGCGAAGAGCTTAGGGCTAATAATCTCGCCCAGATTGAATCTGAGCTAAGCGCCTACAAGACTGACCTCGATAAGGTTAAGGCCGAGTATCTATCCGAGAAGTCCAAGCGTGATATGCTTGCTGTAAGTAGTGCAGAGAAGATAAAAGCCCAAGAACAAGAACTATCTAACCTACAGGCTAAGAAGTGGGAGATTGAGGGCGAACTATCCACCCTTGATATTAAGAAGTCTGAGACCTATGACGCAATTATAGAGCTACAATCAAAGGTGAGTGAGCTAACTGCCACCCGTGATAAACTTGCGTCTGATAATGACGAGTACGGCCAACAATCTATCCTACTAAAGGGCGAAATTGATAGTCTTATCCTTAGAAAAAGCACTTTAGAGCGTGATCATAACGAGACTAGAGAAAAATACGACGCTATAATCACGGAGTTAGAGTCTAAATTATCACGTCTTACCAGTATGTCCAACGAAATGTCCAAGAAAATCATTGAGGAACAAGATAGCAACCGAAAAGTCAGCGAGAATCTGGCCGACTGGCAGCGAAAACTTGACGAACAGGACAGAAATCTTAGAATTAGAGAGCAAAAAGCTAATCAAAGCGAGCAAACGATAATTCGTAATCACAATTTATTAAACTTGTGATATTATATTAGTAGAGGACAGCCCACTAAGGCTGTTATTTTAATATGACATATGCAAGAACCCCTAACAACATAGAAGCAATGGCAGCAGTATCTGATATTACTCAACAAAATGAGTATATTACTAGTCATAATGGTGCTGTAAACGTCAATTTAGCCTTCCCAGGGCTTATTGATGTTCAATATGACTATATATCAGCAGCTTATCCAGACGATCACACCGAAATCTATACATTTAAGACTGGCGGCTCTGGTGGCACTACGGTCGCAACAGTTACTGTAGTCTACACGAATGCTACAAAGGCTGACTTAAGTTCAGTTACGAGGTCGTAATGGGCTTTAAGCTAAATCCTATCACGGGACAGCTTGACTTAGTTGGCTCTGGCTCGTCTTATACCCTACCAACCGCCTCTGGCTCGACGCTAGGTGGCGTTAAGGTTGGCACAAGGCTATCTATAGATGGCAATGGGGTGCTGAGCGCTGATGTACAGTCTGGCGGCGGCGATATGCTCGCATCAGTCTATGACCCTGCTGGCGGCGCTAGACAGGTTGCTTTTGCAGATGAGATACCTACTGATACTGATGAGCTTGTTAAACTATCAGCCTCAGACCCGACTGCTGGCTATCTTGATGCTAAACTTCAAGAGGGCATTCAAGCTATCCAATTTGATACTACTGATGATGCCCCCATAACAAACGCTGAGGGGCTTCTACAATGGAACGCTACCGATGGAACTATAGACTTAGGTATGAGTGGTGGCGATATAACGATGCAAATCGGGCAAGAGTTATTCACAAAGGTCAGAAATCCATCTGGCGGTTCTACTATTACTAATGGTATGGCTGTATATATCTCAGGACGAACTGGAGTGTTCCCAGACATATCGCTGGCTAAGGGTGATGCAGAGGCTACCTCACGAGTACTTGGCGTAACTACACAAGATATAGCATCGCCAGGTTACGGCTACGTCACAACCACTGGTTATGTACGAGGCATTAAAACTGACTACACTGGGACTGGCATTTGGGGAACTACGTGGGTTACTGGTGATTTATTGTATCTATCTAAGTCAAACGCTGGTGTCCTTACTAATGTTGAACCAGACTCTCCACACCACTCAGATGTTATAGGCTCTGTTGGGGTGATAAGTACTGCACAAGGTAGTATCTTGATAACTCTTGACAGGCACAGGCAATTGTCTGAACTATCTGACGTAAATGGTACAGCCCTGACCGAAGAGGGTCAATTACCAGTTTGGAACGAACCAGAGAACGTATTTGATTTCAATTATAACATTAACAATTATAGGACTTATTCAGGATTTGAGAACCGAACCGACAGTACAATATCTATCAACTCAGGGACGGGCGTATTCACCCTAGCCAAAGTGTCAGACCCGTTTAATGTTTATACTAATGGAACTGGCAAACACGTTATTTCCGACCCACAGACAGTTACAGTTACGGATGACCAAACTATTACTTATATTTACATAGATAGTGCTGGTACTTTACAAAAATCAACTTTACCTTGGAACTTGGATAGTGGTGAAAATGCCCCTTGTGCGATTGTATTTAAAGACGGAACAACTTACGCTGTTACAGATGAACGACACTCTTATGCCCGTAATGCTCAGTGGCATACTTGGGCACACTTCAATATCGGTGCGATGTATCGCTCAGGTTTAGTCGGAACTTTTGACGACACTACTCTCTCGGTGACACAAGGCGTAATGGCTGACGAAGATATTGACTTTGATACCCTAGAAACTAAGACAACAGCTTCACTATGGTATAGAAACGCCACAACAGGTATGCGTTTAATTAGAAACTCAACTACTCCATATCGGGCTGTTACTGGTGTCTTGCAATACGATAATGGTTCAGGTACATTACAACCAGTTGATAACTCCAAGTTTGTTAATTCATGGGTTTATGCTTCAAATGACCCAACTGAGCCTATCTATATCGTAATCGGACAAAACCAATACACTACTCAGAACCTAGCGTTGGCGGATGGAACACCTACAATTAACCTATCTACAGCTGAGTGGAAACTACTATACAAGGTAATTTACCAGAACGACAACGGTGCACCAGACTACAAACAGACTGTTGATTATAGAACAGTTCAAACAGGCGTACCTACCACTTCAGTTAGCCCAACTTCACACACGTCTTTGACAGATAGAGATGTCGCTAATTCACACCCAATCTCTGCAATCACCGACCTACAAACTACACTAGATGCAAAGCAACTCGCTAGAAGTATTGCAACTATTTCTACCGATACAACAGCTGGTGCTGTAGCTAAGACAGATTATATCTACTTCGTAACGGGAACGACAACCCTTACGATGCCAACTGCTGTCGGTAATACAAATAGGTACACCGTAAAATCTATCTCAGGCACTACAACAATAGCCTGTAATGGCGCAGAAACTATAGACGGCACAGCAACAATAGGCATAGCTAATGAAGACTCAGTGGATTTAGCTAGCAATAATTCTGAGTGGAAAGTGATATAATACCCCTATGGCATACAAGAAAAGTAACGCAAATGGGCAGGCAACAATGGCTAATAGTGAGCCAGTTGTTATTGCGTCTAACCAATCGGCAGTTCCAGTATCTTTTACTGGCTCGACTGACGTAGCAACACAAACAACTTTAGCCGCAATTAACTCTAAACTCGTAACAGGCACAGATATTGGTGATGTAACAATCAATAATGCTGCTGGTGCTGCTGCTGTCAACATCCAAGATGGTGGTAACTCAATCACGATCGATGGTTCAGTCACGACTTCGGGAACTGTAACTGAGGCAAACTCTGCCGCCGCTCTTACTGCATTACAACTTATAGATAATGCTGTATCTGGTGCTGGATATAATATTACTCAGATGAATGGTGTAAACCTACTCATGGGTGCTGGTAATACTGGCACAGGTTCACAACGGGTAACTATCGCATCAGACCAAGCTGCTGTCGCTTCTAAGGCTGCAATTAACACTTATGTTGATGGCTCAATCGTAACTATCGGGGCAAAGGCTGATGCTAAATCAACTGCCACTGACACGACAGCTGTTACCTTAATGCAGGTTACTAAACAAATATCGGCATCAGTCCAAACCATACCATCTAACGTAGCCCACGACTCAGCTGATAGTGGCAATCCACTAAAAGTAGGTGGTCGTGCTTCTACAACTCCTGTAACCGCTGTAGCTGCTAATGACCGAGTAGATGCGTTCTTTGATGTTCAAGGTAGACAGGTAGTTACGGCAAAAGCATTGACTGGTACTACTACATCAGTAAATGCAAGTGCAACTAACGTAACAGTCTTAGCTGCCAATACTGCTCGATTAGGTGCTACCTTTATGAATCTATCAACTGCAACCCTATACCTTAAATTAGGTGCAACTGCAACCGCTACAACAAGTTATACGGTTAAAATGCCACCAGATGCTTACTATGAGATGCCATTTGGCTATTATGGTATTGTCGATGGTATTTGGAGTGCCGCCAACGGATATGTAAACGTGACGGAGATTAGTTGATATGCCACTATATAAAATGATACCATCTACGCCGTATAAGGCTAGGGCATATCGAAATGGTAACGTAACTGGTCTTGCTGACGCAACCTATGTAAAGGTTGAACTAAACGCCGAAACCTATGACACGAATAATGATTTTGACTCTACAACTAACTTTAGATATACAGCACCGGTATCTGGCTATTACTACATCAGTGCCGCTGCTGATATTTATGGCACAGCTTGTTCATCAGCTCAGGCTGCTGTCTATATAGATGGAACGAAACGTATGCAAGGTTCGTATAGCGCAGCCGCCAACGAAGTATCATCGGTCGTTTCGGACATCATTTATATCGCTGCTGGGAGTTATGTTGAACTTTACATCTACGCCGATGTGAGTTCTGGGACAGTTGGGATTGCCGGTTATACAAGCACTACTTACCTAACGATAGCATTATTTAGCGCATAGATTGTAAAATACATACTTTACTATTATAATTGGGTTAGAGGAACGCCCATTAAGGCGTTTTATTTTATGTCAAAGAATAAACCGGTAACAATTTGGAGCAAATACGGAACATTTGACCCATCTAAGCCTGCAACGGTATGGAAAAAAGTCGGATCACTTGAACCTGCTAAGCCAGCAAGCGTGTGGCGTGAAACTGGTGGAAACTTCGAGTTTTACAATACTGGCGTATTTAACATCGCAGACCCTCTTGGAAACAAGTTGGTTGATATGTTAGGCAACTACGTTGTAGACACTGGTATTGATATGAGAATAACCCCACTAACAACCTGGAGAGAGGACGACTCAATATAATGGCCGACAAAACTATCATAGATTACGACTCAGTAATATCCATAGACAACCAAAACGACTACATGTTGATGTACCAAAACTCCACTGGCGACTATGGTAAAGTTAATCGAAACACTTTACTCGGTTCTGATGTTGGAGTTCTTAACACATATGGTTCGTCTAATCTAAAGAGTTTTAGGGCTGCAATGGCTCTCAAATCGACTTATCCTGTTGACATTGTGTTCATAGGTGATTCAAAGACCGAGGGTATCGGGGTTGTATCTGTTTATGACACTTGGATACAGAAGTTCATAGCTAAGTACAGGCAGTACAATCAACCCGACGGCGTGAGGGGTGGATTCGGATATATGCCTGCCGTTTACCTGGCTGGTTGGCCATCATTTGTGTTATCTGGTACGGCTACTGCATTAACTAACCAGTCCACAGACATTGCTGGTCTTGGAAAACGTGCAGTTTCAATGACTGGCGCAGGTTCGATGGTAATGACGCTCGGTGGTGGGTTATTTGGCACTCCATCATCTTTAGAGATTGTTTATACGCAAGGGGCAGCATATGGGTCTTTCTCTTATCATATAAACGCTAATGCACCAGTTACAGTTAATTGTAATGGGGCTGAAGTAGTTGGTAAGCGAGTAAGTGTCGGAACTGGTCAGATATATAACGACAGAAATAACAATACCTTGACTATTGATTGGGTATCTGGATCGGTGAATATCGAGGGTGTAATGATTTATGACGGCGATGAGGCTGCTGGTGTAAGGGTCTGGGAAGCTGGACACTCTGGCGCTAATGTAAGCGCATATAACACCACAGATAAGTGTTTCGACGATTTAACGTCTATACAACCTGCTCTAGTCTATTATTCAATGGGTAGGAATGACTACGCCAATAACTCACCAATAGCCACCATAGTGGCTGGTATAAAGGGGCATATAGCCACAATTAGGTCTAAGGTGACCCAAACACCATCTATAATCTTTGGCATGGATTGGGAAGATGACGCTGGCACACCGACACAAACTTACGCTAATTTTTATGCGGCAATGGCACAGATATGCCGAGAAGATGGCGATATAGCTTTCTTCGATAACTATAAGATATTCGGTAAAATGCAAGATGCAGGCGACGATATAAACGGCTTAACGATTGACTACATACACCTATCAGATAAAGGGCAGGAAGTCATGGCCGACGCTTTCATGACATTTATACTGAACTCTGTCGAAACAAGTGGCTATTCAGAGCTAGGTTCACCGACATTTCCACTTACTGGGGCTGATTTGGACACTGTACCACATCAAAATATTCAATTTGCCTATGGTAATGCTTGCACTAATGCCCCTGGTGGTACGGCTGACGGATACTTTACCCAAACAATACATCAGAGGCTAGCTGGCTATAGGATACAGACTTTTACAAATTATATCACTGGCGTTACCTACCTTAGGAGTATGATAAACAGTGTCTGGGGTTCGTGGAACGAAAGACTATTAGCTACAGGTTCAATGACCCAATTAACCAATTCATACATGGCCAGGGCTTACTTAAATGGGAACGTCACCAACATACCAGACGCAACACCCGCATTATTAGTTCTTAACGCCGAAACATACGACCTAAACTCTAATTTCAGCACTGTTACTGGACTTTACACTACTCCAGTAGCTGGATATTACCAAATTACGCTATCTGCTGGATTATTTGGTACTAATATGGCCTACCCACAGGTTAGACTATACGTTGATGGGTTTGATATGGTGCATGGTTCATCTATTAATACGGCAGTTGGTGAGTTTACTTCAACTGCTACAGACACTATATATATTGCAGCTGGCAAAACAGTTGGTTTGTATATATTTGGTGATGTTTCTGCCGGTGATGTTAGCGTGGTTGGTGCTTCAACCGTTACCTATATGGATATAAGGTTGGTAAGTCTATGATAACTATGTCTAAAAAAGCATTTGTGAAAGAGCATAAAGACTTAATCAAAACTCTTAAGAGTGGCGACAAGGCTAAGCTTAAAAGCGAATACAAGGAACAATCTAGCGAACTTAAAAAGTACATTGGTAAAAAGATGTACGGAAAGAAGAAGTAATCATGGCACTCTCATGGACGGATTTAGTAGATAAAACGGTACGAATAACTCGTGATACCACCCCAAGCACCCTTGAACAGATAAAACAGGACTTAAATACTGGCTATCACCAATTTAATAACGAACTCTCAAGATACTGGTCAAGAAAACAGCAATTTACTGATTTGATCGCCCAACAGCAGATTTACCAAGTGCCTGTCGATTGCCTACGTATCTTAGGTTGTGTTATTGCCGTATCTGCGACTTATCAGATACCAGTAAAAGAGATACGCAACGAGTTCGAGTGGCGACAAATAACCTCTTACCCGTACAGTTCTAACTGGCCTGCTTACTACTTTATGATAGGTAAAGACGAGATTGCTTTTTGGCCAACTCCATCACAGAACGTAACCGATGGGCTTAGGTTCTACTACCAACAAGACGACTTCGACCTATCAGTTGATGATGTTACTAGCACATCACTGGCTGCAACAGTTACTGCAAACAACGGTAGTCCACTAATCACCTGTACTGCGCCTGTATTTACTCAACAGATGATAGGCTTAGGATTCCAAGTAACTGGTGTTACTAACACCCAGTGGTATGAGATAGTTGACTCACCACTCACAACCACACTGACGCTTAAGAGCGCATTTACTGGTATAAGCGATACTGGGCTATCGTTTAGAATTGGTCAATTGCCTATCTTTCCTGGACAATATCACGACTCTTTAGTCCATTACGCTGCGTCGCTTTACTTCTCTAGTAAAGGGAACGAGGCCAGGGCGGTAGAACACAAAAAAATGTATGACACAGCCGTGGAAGAAGCCAAAGTGTCCTATTCATCGAGTACGGCTGGAAATGTCATTACTGATAGCGATAACTTCGTCAATGCCTGGTTCTTAACGCCGATTCCACCAACGGGGATTTAATCATGGGTATAAATGCCTTTGTACAGCAAAACTTCTCTGGTGGGCAGGCTATTGATAATAAGGTCGGCTCTTCTAACTCTTTTGCACACTCTCAGGCTCTAGATTTTAGAAAAAGCCCATCTCAGATAAGCGTTTTACCTGCGACACGCCGAGCCGATGGTGGGGTGGTTACTGATTTAGTCCAAGATGAAGTTATGGTGCGAGACGGTACAATCTATGCAATTGGAAGTTCTGGCAACATTTATAAGGTGGTATCTGGCACGTGGAGTTTATTTGGGACTGTTAGTGCTGGTTGCTACGGAATAGACTACCGAGATGACCAAGACTCCATATATATTACTTCACAAACTACCGTGAGTCTTATTTCCAATGTATCGGGTACGCCCGTTTTAGACCCTGACTATTATTATCACTCAAACTGTATATGGGATAACTCAGCTACTATGGGGTTCAACGTCAACCCAAACCAGTCGGGCAGTTCTAATACTACTGCGATCAAGGTATCGGCTGGAACAAACGACAAAAGATACTTTCAGACAGACATTTCACCTATAAGCTCTATAAGTGTCAAAGTCGTGGCAAAGGGTACTGGCAACTGGACTTTAGCCGTTAAAGACGGGATTGGGACGGTTTTAGGTTCGGTTACAATCTTAAATGCTAACCTCACCAATGGACAACTGAACTCATTTGCATTTGCCACTCCTATAAATGTTAGCGTCGGCCCAAATAACGCTCAGACATATAACTTCGAGCTTACCTCTACGGTGGCTGATGGTACAGTTCAATCTCTAGCTACTAATGACTTACTTGGTTGCGATATGGAACTATGGGCTAAAAGACTAATGATTACTAAAAACGGTCAGCACCCAATAGTGAACTTCCAACAGTTTGAGTGTATCGGGAACGGTCATTATTTAACTGTCTATGAGCCTCTAGGCGAGGCATCACCGTCTAACTTGGCATGGCAGAGGCACAAATTGACCTTTCCATCGGGCTACGAGGTGTGTGGACTATCAGTCTTTAATGAATACCTAGTTATAGCAGCAGAACGCACCACAAGCGGCGTAAACACGCCACAGGACGGTATTATATTCTATTGGGATGGTTTGTCGGATACATATAACTACTTCACCAAAATACCAGAGGGTAGCCCAATGTCCTTGCATGAATACCAGAACTCCGTCTGGTACGTCGCCAATGACGATTGGTACGCAATAACATCAGTGGCTGCCACCCCAACTAAAGTAAGGAAGTTGCCTGGGGCTGAGAGTACATCTGGTTCAAATACCGTCGCTTCAACAGTCTATCCACACAGCTCAGCAGTCAGGAACGGCATACATCTAATTGGTTGGCCAGGCACAACAACTAACTCAGCCGTCCGATGTGGGGTTTACTCATGGGGCGCAGTCGATAGCACACAGCCTAACTCGTTTGGATATTCATATATGTTAAGTCATGGCGTTCAGTATAGGACACAGGTTAATCAGCTAAAGATTGGCATGGTCAAGAACTTTGGTGATATTTTACACATATCTTGGTACGTTGACGGTGTTTATGGCGTTGATGTAGTCGACTCGACTTCAAAGCCAGCCGCTTACTCATATTACGAGTCGCTTATTTTTGACGCTGGCATCGCTACTAAGGAAAAACTAGCCTCACACGTTATGCTTAAGTGGCTAAATATTGATAGCGGTGTTTACTTTATACTCAAATACTCGATTAATCGTAGCGCATGGGTATATTCACAACATTTTAGCAATGCACTCACGTATGACCAAATCACTAACTTTGCCCGCTTTGATATTGGCACATCGACCCAAGAGGCTAGGTTCTATGAAATACAGATAGGAGTTGATGTTTATTGTGATAATACAGTGGTCAATCCACCGATTATTGTCAGTGCTACTCTAGTCTACGATACTCTAAATACAGAAAGCCTAATCTAATGATTATAAAACCAGGTACTGGAAAATCTACCATACTACCACAAAGCGATATATCTCGCATACTTCCACGACAACTATCCACAGGTTCTTTAAGGGGGACGCAGACGGTCGGTTATGGCAATACTAAGATTGACGGTAGTAATAATGTGATTACGATCGGCGACACAATCCTACTAGATGGTGGCAATAATTTAATATCCGTTGGTGACAGTATATCCATAAGTGGCGCTAACAACGCCATCACCGTAACAAATACAGATGGATCGATTATAGGTCTAGGTCTAATCCCAAGTACCACAGAGTTCGGGTTTTTTTCACTAGACAGTGGTGGCAACCTAGTTATGAAGATAGTCAATGGCACTAAATACGTTTATAACCCTACAGATAGTTACCACAACGTAACCCAAGATGGACTACTGCCCGATGGTTCTGGTGGATTTGCTAACGCAGCCCCTGGATATGATGTAGTAGATATGTTCCCATGATAGATATAGCCAAAACTAATTTTTTATCCTCACTTGAGGTGGACAAAATATTAGGCACATACACTGGTAGCTTCACTTCAACTCAACCATCGGCTACTCCACCGGCTAAGACCACAGTGACCGAATCTATTACTACTAACATAGCAGATACGACGTTTTTTCAAGGCATATTTTCGATTGATGGTGGTACTACATGGAACGACTTTGGGTATAATAAGTTCCCATTACAGGTTTTTGGTCTTTCGCAATCAGGTACTTTTAAGATAATAGCTATAAACTCACATAGTTTTATAAACCCAGGTTCAGACAGTGCTTATACGGTGTCGTATAAAGTGGCTCTGATTGCTAAGCCTAGTCAGGGGACTATATCACCTCAACCAATTGGATCTATATCATTTTTTAAGTCGTCTCTTAATTACCAAAAAATACTATCGGACACTTCGCAAAACGCATCAGTCGCATCAGGTAGTACGGGAACTCTGACTTTTAACCATACGCTTGGCGCTATACCAAAGGTTAGATCGTTTATAGAGGGTAGTAACCCCGGATTTGGTACTGGTATGTACGAATTGTGTACAATGGACAATTACGGTATAGGCTGTATCAATGTGACCGAAAGCACTAGCAGTGTGTTAGTCAATATTGATAACACACCGTACGCTGGAACTATAGCTGGGGCAGTGTATATGAGGATTTATTATGACTAACATCAATTTAGATAAATCTATATTTTTAAGCCAGTTTAGCGGTTTGGGTAATTATTCCAAAACTACGTTTAACTATACATTTAACTCACAGACCATACTCGTGAATGGGTTTACATCTTTTACGGTTTCTCATGCTATATCTAACTCAGATGCTGTCAGCCAGCTAATAGTCAACTTTAATGGCATAGAAACGGTGTGGCGACCTATATCTGGTAGACTATCTGTTCTATTCCCAAATGTAACCGCTCCGAATTATTCAATATACTGTCAAAAGTATTTCACTAGTGGATATATTAATGTCGACGTAACAATTACTAACCTATCGGCTGGGTCAATTATTATCCCAACAACAGTTTTTGACTTTAGCGCCAGTCTATACGTTGCCCCGTTCTGATTGACATAAAAGGCATTTGGTGGTAGTATGACATCATGAAATACATTGCAGTGTCTATACTAGGGATAACGGCTTCTTTGCTGTCGGTCAGCATATTACTACAACAGCCAATCATCGAGACCACAGTCAGTAATGTTCCTGCAATTGCTAAAACTATCCAGGATATAGAACCTATAATAGATGACACATCCAGTGTCATCGTGGATGAGCCAATCATACTTACGCCAATCCCAACCATAGAGCCGACAGCACAGGCGTTAAGCCTAGATGACTATATTAGTCAGTACTTCCCAGATGATTATTTTAGCGGTACGAATGCTAATCCTAAGTTTTTCAGCGTAGAACTCATAAAACAATGTATGCCGAGAATAATGGCTAAATACCCAGACAAGTTTAACGGTGATAATATCAAAGCGTCATTTGAGTACTTCAGCTACTACTTTAGCCAGACTAATATGATAACTAACACTGCGTGTGCCTTGTTATTGCAGCAGTAGTTGATATTTGTACAATTTAAATGTATTATAAGGACAGAGGACAGCCCACATAGGGCTATTTTTATTATAAGGAATAATTATGCAACCAACATCAAGTCAACAAGCCTTATCTCAACTACAAGCGAATCAAGCAACGGCCAAAGACCCAAGCACACTATTAAAAGAGCAAAATGCTGCTTTGGGGGTTGATGCCGCTGGGAACACCGTCAAGGGTCTTAGGACATCAATTGACAACACTACCAAACTATTAGAGCAAGTCGCCCCGTCAGTTATGGGTCGAACTGCTAACTCACTCGTCACTAATGCCCAAGCTACACGTCAAATAGGCAATGAACAAGCCCCTATATCTGCTAATCTAACACGTCTCGGTACTCAATATGGTAATGCGACCACTGATTACAATCAACTAGCCTCACAAGCTGCTCAAAATGCCAACTTAGCCTATACAGGGCAACAGTCAAACCAGAGCTACCTACAGAATCTCTATGACACTATGTATGCCCAAGAGCAAGGTGCTGCTGTTGCTGAACGACAAAAATTACTAGATGCTGAAGAAATCAGACAGTTTAATGTGGAACAATCACGGCTTTCCGACACTGGCAACACCGGTAATACTGGATTAGACCTATCGAGCATAGTTAGTATGTTAGGTGGTGAAATTGCCCCCACTGCACCTAAAACCACTGGAGAGGCATTATCTAGGATATTCAACGGATACAACCCTAAAACCGACATAGGATTTACTGAAAAGGTTGCAATACCGGAGCTTGCAAAGTATTTGGGTGGAATAAATCAAAAGAACCTAACTTTAGCCGCTGGTCTAATATATAAATATCGTAAATCACAGTTTGGAGAGTAAAATGGCAAATCCACTACTTGATTCATATCGTCAACAACTTAGTCAACAAAGTACTCAAACGCCACAGGCCGCTCCTGCAACTGGTGGGGTACTTGGATTCCTAAAAGGTATAGTTTCTCCGTTTATTGAAACTGGTAAGAATCTCTATCAATCTGCCGCAAGTGTTGGCGCTGGTACGGCACTCAACCGCAACACTGATATGGCTACAAAGTTTAATAAACAACGTAGTGCGTACATAAGTACCCTTAAGCCAGAGGACTTTGATCGTCCAGATGTAAAAGCAAAATTGGACTCGATGACGGCCCAGGCCAACGCAATTAGTAAGGGTGGCGCTAATATATCTAAGTCAAGCGCATTTAAAGATATTCAATCAATCGACCCCACAAAGGCTGCTGCTAATGCTGCTGATGTCGCTCTTACACTAGGTAGTTTAGGAGTAGGTGCATTGGCTAAGACTGGCGCTAAGGCTGCTGGTACTGGGATACTCAAGACCATTGCAAAGGGCGCTGGCGAGGGTGCAGTGTTTGGTGGAGCTTACGGTGGTTTAAGCCCACTCAAGGAAAAAGGCGCAGGCGCTACGGCTGAAGATGTCTTGAGCGCTGGTGTATCTGGCGTTGGGACTGGAGCAGTACTGGGCGGTGGCGCAAGTGCTGTCGGCAATCTACTTGGTAAAGTAGGCAAAGGCGCTAGTAAAGTAGGAACGAAACTAGAGTCTGCTGGCAAAAACGTAGCTAGCGATGTAATAGGAATTAAAAATGGTGCTAAGATAGCTGGCAAAGGCATCTTAAAGCCTCAATACATTGATGATCTTGGTAATTTAATAATAGATGATGTCAAACCTGGTAAGTTGGCGAGTGCGTCTAAAATACTAGTCAAAACCCAGAATTATGCCGATGACATAGGTAAACAGATAACAGACAAAATAACAAAATCTGCTACCGAGGTAAGTGGGCGAGAAGTCGGTGGGACTATGCTTAAGAACTTGTCCGATGAACTCATAGATATAGACAACCCGGCAGTAAAATCAGTGTTAGACAAATTAAACACCGCCACAACGCCAAAAGAAATATGGGAACTTAGAAAAATTATAGACGGAAAGATTAACTGGGTGGCCAACCCAGATGCCGCTACATCTGCTAACAATGCTATTTATCATAGTATCCGAGATACTTTAAGCGATGCACTAGGCGCATCTGTTGAGGGATTAGGCGACCTAAATAGGAAGTATTCACTAGCTGGTGATGCTGTTAAACTTATGCAGCCAAGCGCTGTCAACCCAGGCGGTTTAAATATACTTGGTAATAAGGTAGGTGGCGAAGCTATACAAGCAGCTAAAGGCGTTGTGGGTCGTAGTCTAGCTAAAGGCGGTACAGCACTAAGCGGAGCTAAATCGACAGGTCTTAAAAACATAATCGAATCTATTAACCAACCAGGCATACTAAACGCTATCAAGAACCGAGCAATCGGGGCAGCGTCAGTACCAGCCACGCCAGAGGCTGCGGTTACACCAGAAGCTATACCAATGACTACGCCAGAGCCTACAACAGCGACCGATGCTAGCCCGCTAAGCAACATATTTGGTAATCAACAAGTTATCCAAACACTGCTATTAGATGACATACAAAAAACTGGTGGCAAGAATATTGCGACCATAAAGACACTGTACGATATGTTTAAGTCATCAGCAGCGACACCTAAATATAGCAGCGCAGTAGCAGGTTCAATATCAGACATCAATTCATCACTTAACGAGTTAGATAATCTTACGGGCGCAATCACTAGTGGTAAAGGTACACTTGACCCTATATTAGGAACTTTAAGGTCCATGAACCCATACGACGTAGACCAAAAGACCCTACTTGCTATGATAGATAAAACTCGACAAATCGTCGGTAAAGCACTTGAGGGTGGTGTCCTGCGTAAAGAGGACGAAGAAAAGTATAAGAAGATACTTCCAACAACTTCTGACACTAAAGAAGTGGCTATCAATAAGATAGAGATGATAAAACAACAATTAGGCGCTAAGTTGCAAGACTATACATCATTAGTAAGTGGTGGGTCGACTGTAGATGATTTACTGACATCGACTAGCCAGCAACAAGCGTATGATAATTTACAATAAAGGAGATAATATGGACAAAAAACCAGGTATAGAGGGATTCATCGGTCGAAAAATGTACGGTAAAAAGAAGATGGCTAATTTATCCAAAAAAAGTAAAAAAGATGATGAAATGGATAATGGCAAGCATGAAACCAAGATGCACGAGCGCATGGAATCTAAGAAAAAAGAAGAATCAGAAGATTAACTAGCTAATCTGTACGTTTCATCGCCATACATTTCTTTAAACTTGTCAGGGTACGCCTTAGCAAAGTTCACGTCATTAGGCTGAGTAAGTTCTCTGCGGTATTTCGAGCGTTCCGATTCCCTAAAGTGTCGGGCGCTCATTTCATTTGGTTTACTTATAGTTGGGTCGGTATCATATATAATCTTGCCATTTCGTATAATGGCTATTTTATTCTTCGTAGTCATCACCATTTAGACCTTTCATCATTTGCCTACGCTCATAGATTGCTTGCTGGATAGGGTCGAGAGGGTCTATTATCACCGTGTCGTTAGACTTCATAGGCTCAACGTCTTTCTTCTTACTGACAGATTCTGATAGACCCCTTATTGTGGATTCAATCTTGTTCAGTTTATAGCCTATAAAGAACGCTAGAGCGATAGATAAAACCCAAGCGACCCACTGCATATTATTCCTTATCTTCAAACAAGCTAGCACCACCAACTGTCAATGCGCCACTAGCTGCGCTTGATGCGTTTTTAATCACTTCTCGGACGGTTACATAGGCATCAATCACGCCAGATTTAAAGACATCGACTAGTTCATCGCTGACCTTAAGGTTAAAACCCATGCCTTGTGGTGCATTAAATATCTCGTTTAATTTGACATCTGGCGAATAGTTAGCGTTGCTGATTAACCTTTTAACGGTATCAAGTAGGGCGTTTTTAAATAATTCAGATATATCTAGCTTGCTAAGTTGGACTAATGTTACGCCACCACCTGCGACAATGCCATCTTCATAAGCGTGTCGTGTCGAGTTAATAGCATCTTCAATTCTGAACTCCAACTCTTCTTTTTCGGTATCAGTTGCGCCACCTATACGGAAGATAGCAACTTTGCCCTCAAGCTTAGCCACTCGGTCTCGAAGTTTCTCAGATACAGAATCAATTGGCTCGCTTGCAATTTGGTCACGTAGTTCGGCCACTCGGATTTGTATTGCCTCGGTAGTGTTATCTGCAAACAGAGTGGATTCACTTTTACCTGCGATAACCTTATCAACATGACCAACAAAGTTAGACGTAAACATCTTTATATTTGTACTTTCAGTTATTACTTGGCAACCGGCATAGATGGCGATGTCCTCAAGCAGCCTTTTGCCCATCTCGCCAAACGATGGTGGGGTCTTGATAATAACAGCGTCGATAGTGCCACGATTAATATTCTCAACAATCACGTTGTAGGCGGCATCTTCAATATTCCCTATAAATAACATACGAGGTATCTCACCTGGCTTAAATCCACTTACCTTAGCCGTCTGGGTTAATATCTCAAAAGCGTCTGGGCCTGATGTGAGGCGTTTCTGGCTCACAATGACTAGTGGGTCGGCTATTTCTTTCTTGCCCGACTGTAGGGCTGTAAAACCACTCTGCAAGTAATATCCATCGACGTACTCACGCTCAACTTCCTCAATTAGGGCCTTTTCGGTCAATATGCCACCATCTGCCCCGACATACAGGATAGCCTCAGCTATTAGCTGCCCAATAAGTGGGTCGCCAGCCGATATAGTAGCCACGTCTTTAAGCTGTTCGTCTTTAACTGGTATGGCCATATCTTTAAGAGCCTCTAGGATAGTGCGAGAGTCTTTTATAATCATCTCTTTGACTTCCATCGGGTGCTTGCCAGAGGCGATAGCTTTTAGGCCGTTCTTGAATAGATTTCGATTTATGACTACAGTCTGGGAAGTGCCATCGCCAGCCGTTCGGTTAGTAGCCTCGGCAGCCTCAAGTGATATTTGTGCGCCCATGTTCTTACCTCGGTCTGAAAAGAACACATCACGGGCGACAGTTACGCCGTCCCTCGTTAGGATTGGACGACCAAAGCCTTTTTCTAGTAAGTAATTCATACCTCGTGGGCCGTAAGTCGTAGCCACAGCCTGATATGATGCCTCGATACCTTCCATTATTTTGGTACGCATCTCATTTTCGTCTAATAATATTCTGTTCTCTTTTTGTGTAGCCATTGTAATCTCCTATTCTAGGTTAAACGATCCAGCTTTGCCGGTTTGATCGACTAAATATGCGTCATTTTCTGCGTCATCTGAATAAGCAAGTAGGTCAGTCATTTGTAAATAAACATAATCCTTATTGCCCTCTTTAATTCTGCGCCCTCGGTCTTGGAAAGTTTCCCAATAGACACGCTTGTTTAAAAATTGTGCGTAATATTCCTGTATTTTCTTAAGTTTCTCATCGTTTACAATCGAATCTTCAAATGCAAAACTATGAAAAGACAAGTAAATCATAATGTCTGGTACTTCTACCACAATACCCGTCTCTGTACCTTTCGCTTCGCCACCAAAGCCATAGTCGTCAGTTGCGACTAATACTTTGAATCTATCGTTTACTGCGTGTAGTGCCATATATCCCCTTTATTAGATAAAAAGCCGACCTAACCACGAAGAAAGGTCGGCTTTTGACTTAATAAAGTTCTTCGTGGTTACCATAAAATCAGTCTAGCATATTGTTAAAGTCTGGACAACAAGCTACTATAGGTTTAGTGGATAGCCCAGTGGCTATCTTTTTTATTATTTAACACAGGAATGAGTGCATGGAAGCTAACGACGCAGGTATCATAATCGGGGCAGTAAGTTTACTCATAGGTGGCATACTCGGCATTTACGCAAAAGTAGACGCTAACCACCGCAAACAAGATAGATTAGAACGTGAAGTTGTTAGCAAAATAAATGCTGAAACCATTAAACTGCTCACGGAAGTTGTCCAAAAGAATACCGATACTCAGCAACAATTAGTCGAGGCTTCCAAAAAAAACACTGAAGCCCAGACACGAATAGCTGACGAAGCTAAGACCCGTAATGGGCATCTAGCTGAATTACAGATTAAAAGTCAAGAAATGATTGACCGAAATCTTAAGTGTTACCAAGAAATGATGAAAGAACAACACATTGAGTCTCAGACAGTTGACGAACAAATTGTCAGACACTCCATTGAAAAATAGCCTCTAGCGTGATATATTAAGGTTAATTAAAGGAGTTTGAATATGTCAAAAATCCTCATCAGTGCAGGACATCAACCAGGACTAGACCCAGGCGCAATCGGTCAAGGTCAGCAAGAAGCCGTTGATAACGTCCGTATGTGCGATAGGATTGTTTACTACTTGAAAACTTGGGGAATTGACACAATCTATATGCCAAATAATGTTGGTAACCTACAAGCCGAGATTAACTGGGCTAACGCTAACCTTAAACTTTACGAGGGCTATGCTATACAGGTTCACCGTAACGCTGGTGGTGGTACTGGCAATGAAATCTGGACTACAGCTTTTGAAGCACAAATGTTGCTTGCCGAAACCATCTTAAAGGCTATGAACTCTATCACTGGTTTACGAAGCCGAGGCGTTAAGGACATTAATAACTACTCACCATTAGGCTGGATTACTGGTGTTCAGGCTGAGTCTGTCCTTATTGAGGCTCGCTTTATTGACGTTGATTCAATTACTGATGCTGATGATTACCTAGATGCTTACGCCATTGCCTGTGGTATTGCTGACTTCCTAAAAGTTCCTAGAGGTAAATCACTTGAACAGATTGCATCTGACACAGCGATTGCTGCTGCTAAAGCCGCTGCTGAAAAAGCCGAAGCCGACAGATTAGCCAACCTAGCTCGCATAGAGGCTGAGAAACAGGCTGAGATAGCTCGTATTGCTGAGAATGCTCGCCTAGAAGCCATTGAAGAAGCTAAGCGCACTGAAGCTGAACGTATTGCTGCCGAAAAACTAGCTGCTGAAGCTGCTGCCAATGCACAGCACGCTAGCGACCACACATTTATCTCGGTTCTAAAGCAACTTTGGAACGTAATACTTGCTTTTATGCAAGGGAAGGGGAAGCAATAATGTATCAATCAAGATGGAAAAGCCCAGTCTTATGGGGTGGACTATTTAGTGCAATCGTGGCATTTTTACTAGGTGCTGGGCTTATAGATACAGGTATGTCTAAAACACTTACGGACATAATTGCGTTTATCCTTACACTATTAGCAAGCTTTGGCGTTATCAATTCACCAACTAACAAAACATCTTTATAAACTAGGGGGTTCAATATGGAAATTCTATTAGATGTAACTACTTGGATTTGTGCCGTATTTGGCGTATTACTTATAACTGTCGCTCTAATTGGGGCGATTTTATTTATGCTTCACCGAAAAGATATTAAAGATGTTTACTTCGGTAAATCAGATTGGTGGAAGTAATGGAACAATTTAGCCCAGAGAAATCCAGCGAAAAGTCTGATAGCGAAACTATATTTAGAACGATGAAATTAGACACTTTAATTGAGTTTATAAACGCCGCCTATAAAAGGCGAGAAGAAATGGACTTGTCTTATACGTTACGACTTGAAAGTGATTTAGGCATAGCTATGAAAATCTTAAATGAGAGAACTGGCTATGGAGTTCTCTAAAGAGATTAAAAAGTTTGCCGAACTTGAACTTGAACGAGAAAAGAAAGAAACTATTAGACAACTGACCGAAATGGACGACACCGAACTAGCCGAAGTCCTAGTTAATACTGTCGCTGAGCAGATGAAACTTGTCGTTGAAATGGAAAAGGTGATAGATAGAGGTGAAGAGCTGGACACCATGTATGCCTATCTTAGACAAGTTTACGCTGATAAATACGGCATAGACGTAGACCAAATCCAAATCCAATTCATACCTGAAGATGAGGAGTTTAAAGATGAGCTTTGAACGAGCCTACCCATTAGACAGATTTGGTTGTCCAGTAGATAAGAATGAGATATGGCTACCAGAAACACACTTATCCGACAAAAGAGAGAATAAAAATAACGACCACAGGTGCTTCACTGGAAGAAGCTTCGGTAGGTCGGTTCTTTTTAATTGCTTCAGAAACCTAGAATCTCACCAAGATGTGTTATTCAAAGATGTCCACCAATGGAAGCACGAAAGATACTCATATTGCCCATTACCAACACCCAAGCAGGCTATGGACAGACTAGAACAGGCTTATTGGGAGGAAGAAAACCTTAAGATAAGAAAAACTGGCGGGTATATTTTAAGGCTAGTGGATTTAGGTATCTATAAACAGTGCGACGAAGAATATAATAAACTAGCGAGGTAAACAGGCGTTCTTTTCTTTATGATACATGATGCCACTTTGCGTCTGGGCGAGCTTGTGGGGCTTCTGGTGAGGTCACACGAGGCTTAATTTCATACTTACTACCAGCACGATGGTTATATTCTTTAGCCTTTATGTTCCAGTCACGACGATCGGCATAAAAGTCACGTTTTCTTTTAGACATCAACTGGTTTCTATTAGGCTTCTCAAAACATTTCTCGCAAAGATAATTACCACGGCTACCAAGAACATCACCGTCTATCTTTTTACTACAAATATCACAAAAAATGTTATCCATGAGCTTTATTCTAGCACTTTTTGGACATTATTAAATACTCCCTTTTTTTAATCTGTCCGTAGTCTCGGGGAGTTATTATTTAAGCTATACCTGATGTAGGTGCTTAGTATCAATATCAGAGAATGCTTTAATACTAACTCCCCTGCTATTAGTAGCTTTAACCACTAGAAACAAAAAGTTTAACTTATTCATTCATCTATATATTTGTTAAAGAACGCTGTGTTTTACTTTCATCAGTACAAAGCAAGCTTTACGATAGCCTAAAACGTTGAGCTGTATTTACTAAGCTGTTTTATAGTTACGCTTAGAAGGCAACAGTCAGCGACTCCCCATAACTATTGAATAAGTAAACCTAGTATGCTATTATTATAGTAATTCGGTTAGACAATATATAGAGCTTCAAACGAGGCTCTATTACTTTGCCTCTTATTATCTAATTGTCAATTTCGGTTAGACAATCAGATGTACCAATAATACGCCAATTTATTATTTGTTGCAACATATTATTTATGTTTAAAAAATGTTATAATTATATTATAAAGTGGTTACAAAAAAATAACCACCTTATCGCCGTCTAAAGCAAAATAAGGAGGTTACTATGTATAAATATACACCAAAATCCAAGAAAATAATAACTGAATGGTCGTTGATAAATCATTTAGAAAAAGTGTGCTCTATATGCGGGTCTACATTCTATACCAAGTATAAGAATAAAGAAATATGCAGCTTCGACTGCAGTATGGTAAGAAATAATCGTAATTCCATATCATGCTACGAGGAAACTAAGAGACTAAAAAAGAGAAATACCCCACCCTGTGAATCTTGCGGATATTGGCTTAGTGAGATACATCATAGTGGTCACGACAAAATATATAGGTTGTGCCCTAATTGCCATTCATCTATTACCAGAGGGTTTTTTACTCTAGAACAGGTCCTAAATAAAGAAAATACCTATAACCCATTTGTATAAAATAACGCCCCGTATCTATTCGGGACGCTATACACATAATAGTAGGGAGACTATTATTTAATATATTTTGTAGGTTAGGTACTTACCGACGTGTCATTGCCCATAGGAAGTGATCGTTTCGGTACTGATTAGATATTAGCATAAACTTAATGCAAAATAAATAAACACCCTTGCGAGTGATTATCTATTCCTCAAAATATAGGCGTACAACCATTTTTTCGGTTACTTACATTATACCATTAAATCACCGCAAAGTGATTATATTATTATTGTTCTATTCTTTCCTGGGCTAAGACTGGTGTGTCTGAGTATCGCCTGTATACATTATCCCAACGGATTGGGTTTCCGTCTGACTCAGCTAACTCACGAGCAGATGCAAATATGCTATCTTTCCAGTCGGTCAATTCTTTACTAAACAAATCCTTAACTGATTTTAACTTGTATTGTTCGGTGGTTGCTTCTAGCAGCGTCATAATACGACCATATAGATTTCTAACTAATTTTTCATCTAATATTGGGTCTACTACTAGGATACTTGGCATATCTTCTTGGTATGTCTGTGTGTAACAAACTGCTACTGGGAAGTCACCACTTACCCCTTTTTTGCCATCTATAAACACTATTTGTGAATCTGATTTTTTCATAACTAAACTCTCCTAAACTAAACTTTGCGGTGATGTAAAAGTACAATATAAATCTATAATATCATAATACAAGACCACTCAGCCGAAAGGGGTGCATTTAAGCAAGACTTACTGAGTGGTTTGTGCTTACATTATAACAGATTAAAAGATATATTCAATGGTTGCAAAACGTAAGCGACTGTGATACACTTAAAAGGTAATAAACCATAAACCTATAAGAAAAGAGGTATACAATGGCAAACGTAAAGACAACTCGTATAGAGAAGAAGTACAAAGATAAAAGTGGGGCTGAACGAACATTAACTATTGACTTGGCCCGTGTTGCAGATAGGTTAAAGCAATTCAGAGAGGAAAATCCTAGAGCATCTATCAAAAGCAAATCAACTCGTTTTGATGACGGCTCAATAGAGTTTGTGACTTTTATTATAAAAGATAAAGCTGATGAATATTCAGCAGATGCAGACGGACACGCTACTTATACAAAATCT